ACGCGAATGAAGAGGTTGCTCGTAATGCTGTTGAAGAAGCCTTGCCGCGTGTTGGGCTGGATGAAGGCTTGGCGGCATATGAGGGCGACTGGCTGATTTCGTTTGAGAATGTTTGGGTGGTGGAGGGTTGATGTCAGAGTTCGTCGTTGGAAAGAACCCTTGCCCATTCCGAGGATGCGGCTCTAGCGACGGCTTTCACTGGTATGGCGAAGGTAATGGTGGATACTGCTATAGCTGCAACAAGAGCATCCTTTCGGACGAGCGCAAGGCTGAATTAGAGATTGAAGAGCAAGATGATGAGGAGGAAGTTGTGACTAGGGAGAAAATTACTCCAGAACAGAACGAACGAATTAAAAGCTACACTGGCACTGATGGTAAGGGTTATCGTGGTATTCGTAAGGACATCAATACGTTCTTCGGAGTGCGTTATGAGTACGACGAAGAATCTGGCGAGCCGATTAAGCAGTATGTACCGACGACGATTGCCGGGGAGTTGGTAGGCTATCGCACTAGGAGATTCCCGAAAGACTTCTCCGAGCCAATTGGGCAAGTGGGTAAAGAGTGCGACATGGTATTTCAGTTCCGCTTTAAGACACACACGAAAACTTGCATCATCTCGGGTGGCGAAACCAAGGCTATTAATACCTACCAGATGCTCTACGATCATCAAGTAGCACGAGGTAAGACGGATTATGAGACGGTGGCCGTTGTGTGCTCTACGTTGGGTGAGTCCGGCGCACATAAGCAAGTGCAGGCACAATACGATTTCTTCAACCAATTCGACCGTGTTCTAGTCTGCATGGATCAGGATGAAGCTGGAGAAAAGGCAACGGAAAACATCATTAAAGTGCTGCCCAAAGGCAAAGCTTGGGTGCTTAAGATGCGTTATAAAGATGCCGATGTGTATGTGGAGAAAGGTAAGCAGCAGGAGTTTATTAATGACTTCTATGCGGCTAAGAAGTTTGTCCCTAATGGTATTACGGCAAGTACGGATATCACGGAAAAGATGAAAGAGTTTCTTATGAAACCCCGACTCTCTTTCCCTCTGTATCTGCATAAGCTTCAGAAGAAGCTGCGTGGGGGACTCCCAGTTTGCATTTTCAATATCTTGTCTGCCAGTGGAACTGGCAAGAGCACTCACGTTGATGCCATGACTCTTCATTGGATCATGAACGAAGACAAGAAAGTCGGAATCGTCCCTATGGAGACTTGCGAAGGTGAGTATGGAGTCAACTTGCTCTCATCTTACGCCGAAGTGAAGATGAACTTGTTTGAGACTGTTGATGAGCGTGTTGGGTTCATTGAACGTGCTGATATTCAGGAGTTGCAAAAGCAGCTTTTCTACCGGGAAGATGGCAACCCTCGCTTCTACATTCTGGATGCCGAGGCTGAAACATTGAAAGAGCGTGTTGAATATCTTATCGTCAGCCTTGAATGCAAAATCATCATTATTGACCCGATTCAAGATGTGTTCGATATGCTGGGAGAGGATGAGCAGGCAAAGTTTATGGGCTGGATGAAGGGCTGGATGAAGAAGGGAATTACATTCGTCAACGTGAATCACTCTCGTAAATCTGGACAGGGCCAAAAGGCCAATAGTAAAGGGGCGGACCTCTCCGAAGAAGACATGATGGGGCACAGTAGTATTTTTAAGAGCGGTGGTGTCAATCTCATCCTTATGCGAAATAAGGAGGCAGAAGACGAGATGGAAAAGAATACCACTCTTATGAAGCTTACGAAGGCAAGGGGCGTTGGTGATACGGGCATTGTAGGGAAATACTACTACGAGATGGAGAAGCATAAAATTTGGGACTTGGACGACTGGCTCAATGCTAACCCGCCTTCATTCTAGAAACCCCTTGACACACAACAACCTGCCAAGTAAAATAGCATAACAATCTTAGGAGTAATGATGAGCAATCTTAAAACGATGAAGATTCGACTAGGCGATGAAGATCACAGGAAAAAGGTGCTTGAAGCCCTGTCGAAGCATGGCTATGTGAAAGAGTATGATCTTGCGGAAGAAGTTAAGTATATTACAGACAGCAGTGTTTTAGCTGCGTACACGTATGGTAGAGGTGTAGTCAGCTACTCTAATGAAGAGGATGGGGAGGGCTATTTTAAAAATCACAACAATCCTGAGTATATTCTTATTAATGGTGAGTTTGTGAAAGTGTCTGAATACTTTAAGCAGCCAGAAACACCCCCAATGAAAGAACCTTCCACGGAAAAGCCTCCTCTTGGTCTGATTCCTCGCTATATCCGTGACACCCAAAGACTGCAAGAGATTTTGGAAGCTATGCATCGGTATAGTGTCGGTGGCAAGGTTATTCCGAAGCTTTGGTCGGATGAGCTTGCAGAACTGCTAAATAGGCAACAATATAAAACGATTGAAATTGAAGGGATTGTATGAAACTTACTGAGAAAGCACTACTAGCAGCAACCCCTGATGTCAACTTTGATGTGTTTGCAAGCTTCGAAGTAGACGGTGTGGGCAAATACTATTGGAGCGGAGACGGGCCATCCGAAGATGAAATTGCAAAACGTCGCGAGGCTCTTGATAAGCGTTTTGTGCTGCTTTATGGCGATTATACGTATGAGGATTACTCAGGAGATGCTTACGTTCTAGGGTACGATAAGCAAGAAAAGAAATTCTTTGAAGTGCATGGCAGTCATTGTTCCTGCTATGGACTTGAAGACCAGTGGGATGTGGAATATTGTTCTTTGGAGGAGTTGGAGCAGCTGATCGCGCGCCGCTTTAAAGAACGGGAAAAGTATTCGTATTGCTCTCGGGCCGCGAATTGTAGCGCAGAGTTTGAGAATTGGCTTAAGAAAGCTATGGAGGAACAACAATAATGCAATCTAGCAGTCTTATCCAGCGCCAATTGCGCATCAACGCTCAAGTGATTCAAGGGCTATCTGAAGAGCTTGCCAACTTGAAGAATACTCGTCGGGCGTGGTACGACGCTAACGAGCCAGAGCAAGCCAAGCTCTACACGCCATACATCCTTAAGTTTGAAAAGAAGCTTAAGAAAATGCACGAGTTGCAGTCTGCGCTGAAGAAACGGCTTAAGCGGAGAGTGTGGGTGGCTTATAGGGGTGAATGATGCTTGCTCTTTTCGGATTCTTTATGGCTGTTGCTTATCATACTCCTTGGTATGTTTGGCTTATTGGGGCGCTTTGTTTGGTGTTGGATAGTGGCAGGAGGAGGAAGCATGGCAAACATTAAAATTTCAGCTTGGGATGTTGCAGAGGCAGTAGGGCTAACTTACATTGGAAACGTTGAGCGACAAGATAAATACGGTTACTACTCTTATGTATACGAGTTTGACTTTCACGGTAAAGTGATTAGTAAGTATGAGGGTTGCTATGACAGTGAAGCTGAGGCCAAGGAACGTGTAGCAGAGGAATTGCTATTGGAAATTGGTAAGAAGCTTTCAGAGATGATTTAAAGGGAGGGGATGTGGGAGTCTTTGCGGCTGACATTGAAACAACTGGACTTTTGGAACAAATGCAGAAGCAGGAGAATCCCAAACTCCACAACTTCTGCGCCATAGATATTGATTCGCCTTTGACCATTCTGTTTGAAGGCACAGAAAGAAACGAGCTTCAGGAGTTTCTAGACCAAGGCCACACGCTTATCATGCACAATGGTAAGTTGTTCGACGGAGAGGCATTGGAATTTCTCGGATATAATCTTGGCAAGACTAAGATTATCGACACCCTTGCATTAAGCTGGTATTTGGAACCCAATCGTCTCAAGCACGGCCTTGCTGAGTATGGCGAAGAATTTGGTGTGCCGAAGCCCATCATCGAGGATTGGGAAAACCAAACACAAGAGGAATATAACCATCGCGTAAAGGAAGACTGCAAGATTCAGAAGAAGCTGTGGCAGCGTCAGTGCCGCAAGCTTGATACTCTGTACGGGAATACTCCGGGGGCACATGACAAGATCATTGCCTATCTCATGCAGAAGATGGATGAGTTTAAGCAGCAGCAGCGCAATCGTTGGAAACTCGATGTTGAAGACGCTTTGAAATTGCAGGGACAGCTTGCCAAAGAGATTGAGGAGAAGACGGAAGCGCTGCGGAAAGTGATGCCGAAAGTGGCTGTCTACGTAACACGCAAGCGCCCTGCGAAGCCTTTTAAGAAGGATGGCTCACTGTCTACACAAGGGGAGAAGTGGAAAGAGCTTACAGACAGCCTGAACCTGCCTTTCGAGCATTCTGAGGACATCAAGGTTGTTAAGGAGTGGGTTGAAGGTAATCCAGCTTCGCATGTGCAAATGAAGGCATGGCTTGACAGCTTGGGCTGGGAGCCGATGACGCTAAAATTTGTCCGTGGAGAGAATGGCGAGCCTGACAGGAACATCCCGCAAATCAATCTGAAGGGTGGCGAGATTTGCCAGAGTGTTAAAGAGTTGATTCCGAAAGAGCCGGGGATTGAGCACATTGCAGGCTTGGGTATTCTCAATCACAGGTATAGTGTTGTTAATGGATTCTTGCGAGACAACATCGATGGAGAGCTTACGGCACGAATGCAGGGCTTTACGAATACACTGAGGGTTCAACATAAGGAATGTGTCAATCTGCCTAGCCTTCGTGTGAAATATGGCAAGGAGCTTCGTGGGCTGTTAGTGGCTCGTCCGGGCAAGAAACTGCTTGGTAGTGACCTTAGCAGCCTTGAGGACAGGCTTAAACACCATTTCCAATG